ATGGTCAGCGTCTGCGGTATAAGCCGGACTGACGGCGCTGGCCGTGGCGCGTTCTGCGTGCCTGCGCAACCTGTCAGTAAAACGAGCGTCAGGCAAAGCGTGGGCGCATTCATCTTTTGCAATATCGTTGCGTAGCTGTTCACGTCTGGCCTCTCCGTCCTGATTGCGTTGCTGATTTTCCGCGCGGAGTTGTGCCAGCACCTGCTGCATATCCTGTACCCTGGCGCTGATGATATTCAGGGTGTCGACGGTACTTTTCAGGGTGCTGGCCTGCGCTTCGTTTCTGGCGTTCTCCCGGCCCAGTGACCACGACAGACGCATGGATGTTCCCCAGGCGGCAATCAGAAGGAAAGCGACGCCCAGCGTGTGCCAGAGCTTCATGCCGGATAGGCTCCGTACGGTAACTGAAAATGCGGTCCGTCTTTCAGGGTCTTCCAGTCGCCGCCCCATTCCACCGGAAGATTCAGTTCCCGGCTGGCCTGTCTGAATGCTGCTGCGATTTTTTCGTACAGCGGCCATTCCCATGACACCTGGCTGCCGATATAAGCCACAACATCCACGGCATGCCCCGTAAGGTGGCGGCTGTTCATGCTCTGGCTCTTACCCGTGGCCACAAGTTGCTTCTGGCGGTAACGGCTGCGCAACCCTTCGGTGATACCAAAATCCACTTCCGAGATTTCCAGTGCCCGTCGGGTCACTTTCACCAGATCAGGATTTACGCCCTGCAAATTCTTTTCGCTCCGGCTGCTGAATTTAAATGTGTTGCTCATTCGTCCTTCTCCTTCACCCTGCGATTAAAGGCCGCAATAACCTTGTCGCGTGCTTTCTCTGCACCCATAAAACCGATTGATGCGCCGATAAACGTCACGGCATCTTCAGGAAACCCGAAGAAGCGCAACGACCCGGCCACGGCCATGGCAAGAACGCCGCACGCCAGCGATCCCGTTACGGTCTGAACCAGTGTTCGTCCGTCATAAAGACTCATCAGCGCGGAAATGCTGACCGCCGCGCCTACTGCATACACCGTTGGCAGGTGGTCAAAGAGCCACGCAATAACCTGCTCTGTGATCCCTGTTTGAATGGTGCTCACTGCTACTCCCCCCACAACTGAATCATTTCTCGTTTCTTCTTCTCCGGCTCTGGCATCTCCACGTCCTGCCCGGCGTCCAGAAATACCTGCTGGCAGAGTCCGGGGTTGGCATCCAGCACCTTTTCGGTGACGCCCTGCGTCGTGCCGTAGTACCGGAAACAGAGCGAATCCACGGTGTCGCCTTCCAGTGCCTTTACTTTCATCAGCACAACTCCGCAAAGATTCGCGGGCGGCACAGAATGTCAGAGATGGCCCAGCTCACATCACGCCACAAATCCGATGTCTGTATATCCAGTGCGTCCGCCCTGCGGTCGCCCTTGTCCGTTGTGTCCGCATCGCGGTAACGCTCCAGAATCAGGGCGCGTGTGGCGGTATAAACAGCATTGCGCCAGAGCCAGAGATTGACGCTTTCTCCGTTAATTACGGATGCCGGAACATCGGCCAGCGTCTGATGGCCAGCCGCCTGCTGTTCCTGCTGCCACGCTTCCAGCTCGCGGGTAACGTGTGCCACGGCCCCGGTGGCGGTATGCAGCAGGCGGGAGGTGGTCACACGGCCCGGCAGTCGTATCGCCAGACGCAGCTCACGCAGCACAATATCCGGCCAGAATGCACCCGCTGAAATACGGGTATCACCATCATCGGTATCGGTGATGTCGTCCTCTGCGGGGCCGGGGTTGGTTCTGGCAACCATGCTCATGGGATTCACTCCTGAAAAAATCGGGCGGTGGGTGCGCGGTGTAAACGGCCACGGAGTCAAACCGGAACACCGCGCACGCCGCCCGCTGACGGGGTCAGTCGTTAACCGCGCTTCGCCTTCTGCGTCGCGGTGGTTTTTCGTGTTGCAGGCTTCCGCGTTGTCTTTTTACTTTTGCTGCTTTCGTCCTGCGCCTGCTGTGCGCTGGCGTCTTCTGATGCGGCTGCGGAATCGGCTTTTTTCAGGGCGCGGGAAAGGGTTGCAATCTCGCGTTTCACACCTGCGTTCGGGTTCAGGTGCATCGCTTCGCGCAGCAGCTTCAGTGACAGGGCCATGTTGTCTGCATCGGTCAGACCACGACGGGCAAAGGCGCACGCCTTGCATAATTTGGCGCGTACTTCGTCCGGCATGTCCTGGTCGGTGACAATCTTCCGGAGGGTGTCCAGTGGTTCGATAAAGGCGGACAAATCCGCGTCGGCATCCGCCCCGGCCTGCGTCAGTACCGGGTTGCAGATTTCTTCGGTCAGCACTGTGGCAGCAGTACGGCCAAAGTTATCCGGCATAATGAGGTTATGACGGACCACATACGCACCAATACGCAACGCCAGCGGAAGATCGCCGCAGTCAATCGCCCACACCATCAGCGTGGCAATCACTTCATCCTGCTGCCCGCCGTCAGCCTCCAGCGTTCCCTCAATCCAGCCGGAAAAATCCGGCAACAACTCTTTTTTGATGGCGGCTTTCGCGCTTCTGGCCTGTACGCCCTTAAGCCGGGCCTGTGCCAGACGCAGACGATACAGCACCTCTTCATGCGCGGTACGCGCGGCGTGGTCCACGCCTTCATTCGCCCGGCCTGCGCGCTGTGCCATCACGTTCTGCCAGTGTTGCTGTGCAGGAGTAATCATTTGTTCTCTCCGTTACTGGCGGGCATGATGCCCGCCGTGAGTTGATTAGCTGTCGGCGAACTTCAGGCCAGTGACCATCGCGCACTTGCCATAGTCTTCAACGACATAAGCGTCATTGATGGACTGGTAGGTGGCGATGCGGTTGTATTCCGGTTCGTCTTTCATCAGACGACGCATTGAACCTTTCTGCCAGTAAATCGACAGGTTGTTGAACGAGGTGATCAGCATCGTTGAATCCGGGAAGAACGGCGCAAGGAACACGCCCAGCCCGCCAATGGTGCGCGATGACAGAATGAGCTGCCCGGCGAGTAATTCCGCATTAGGATTCTGGCCGCTGATGCTGTTCAGCACGGGCAGACGCAGCGAGTTAAACAGGTTGCGCCCCATAATCACCACGAGGTCGTCAGCTTCCTTGTGCCATTCATCCAGCAGGGATGAGCGCGCGTCCTGTACCAGTGCATCAGCGTTCGCATACTTACCCGCGTGCGCCACGGTGTTGTCCATGTTACGGGAGGTCAGCGTCACGTCATTCATAACGCGTTCGCTGGCGTCGGTTCTGATGTGCTCCAGCCACCCCACGTTAACGTCCTGAAGCAACTTGTTGGTGCTGAAGTTGGACTCATCCGCGTGAGACGTGCCGTTGAAACCGATCATGATGCGGTCAAGTGCCACCTGTCGGGCAATCTGTGCGCTGATGCGGGACTGAAAATCAGGGTGTGCCGCCCAGGCATCAAGCTGCGGATATGAAATAAACGTGTCGTAGTTCACCTGTTCGCACTGGTATTTGCGGTTTTTCAGATCAACCACATTATTCGGGTTACGGCGTTTTGTGCCGTCATAACTGGTATTCGTGCGCGCAATCGGCCCGGTGGTATCCAGGAGGATTTTTTCGCCTTTCTGGTCGGTCACGCCGATCACGTTAATTCTTTTTGTAAATTCGGTGCTTTCCTTTGAGGCGTTTTCAAAACGCTGCTGTACCGAGGGTTCCACGGTAAATCGCGATACCAGTGCGGAAACCGGGATATTGTTAAGCGACGCCTGCTGCGCCATATAGCAACCCAGCTTGTTGCGGGTAATATCTGACATCACCAGATTCATAAAAAATTTGCTCCTTTGTCTTATCAGAAGTCAGCCAGCTGGTCGGAGGCTGCGCCCGTTGCGGTGAACCGGTTCTGCGGATCGCCGTCCTGCGTGCGCAGTTTTTCCTTCAGTGCTGTCAGCTCTGTGGTCAGTGACGTGATTTTCTGGCGGTCCTGCTGATGGCGGGTTTCCAGCACATTAAAACGGTCGATAATGTCGGCCTGTGACGTTGCGACGCCTTCCACCGCTTCCTGAATACGGGAAAAACTGGCGTCATCCGCTTTGCGGCCACGACCAATAATCCCCATTACGCGGTTAAACCACTGGGTGCCTTCTTCCTGGCGTTGTTCTGCCATTTCGATGATTTCAGACTCGATGGCTTCGGAGATAAGCGGTGCTTCACCCTGGATACTGTTGAACGTCATCACCGCCTGACGTTGCTGTGCCGTGAATTTCAGGCGCTCAGTGCCCAGGCTTGCCGGGGTGTCGGTCATCGCCAGCCCGACCAGATAGGCGCGCCCGTTAACGGAGAACTGCGGGTGCAGTTCGATACTGGAATAGATTTTCTTGCCGTCAGCGACAAGCTGCTTCATGCGCTCGGTCGGTTCGATTTCTGCATACAGCGCAGTACGTCCGGCCAGCGGGCCTTCCGTAATATCTTCCGTACTCAGCGCGGTGACATCGCCCATTGCGGAAAATTCGCTTGACGGGCATGGCGAGAGATAGTGCTCAACGTTCACGCGGGCAGCGTAAACATCCGGGTTGAAGTTCTCGGCGGCTTCACGCAGATGTACCGGGCTGATTTCGCGGCCATCAACAGTTGATCCGGAGACAGCCACGCGAAACTTTTTGCGGGATGTCTTTTTTTCATTAGCCATAGTTTTTGCCCCTCTGACTGGTTCTTCAGTCATGATGGCAAAGCGTAACAGGCTGATACAAAGGGCTTTTGTTGTAAGAAAACGGCCAGAACAGGGGGTTAAGGAGAACGGTTTCGCGCGCGGGTAATCTTCCTGTAATTACTCAGGGGGAGCAATGATTCAGGACGCTTTTGTGCGCCAGCGTGCGCGGCAACTTTACTGGCAGGGTTATCCGCCCGCAGAAATATCACGTCTGATGGGAATAAACCCGAACACGGTTTATGCGTGGAAAAAACGCGACCAGTGGGATGAAACGCCACCCGTGCAGCGTGTCACGCAGTCCATCGATGCGCGCCTCATCCAGCTTACTGAAAAACAGAATAAAACAGGCGGTGACTTTAAGGAAATAGACCTGCTGACCCGGCAGCTTAAAAAGCTGCATGATGGCCAGCCGGATGTGATGGCCGCAGGAAAGAAAGGCCGGGCGAAAAAACTCAAAAATCATTTCACGCCGGAACAGATTGCCGCACTGCGGGAAAAAATCATCAGCAGGCTGGAGTGGCATCAGCGGGGCTGGTTTGACTCCCTGACACTTTGCAGGGAAGCCGGGATACGTAACAGGATGATCCTGAAATCCCGACAGATTGGGGCGACCTGGTATTTTGCACAGGAAGCTCTGCTGATGGCGCTGCGTGACGATGTGGCGCAACCTTACCAGCGTAACCAGATTTTTTTGTCTGCGTCGCGTCGTCAGGCGTTCCAGTTCAAAAGCATTATTCAGAAGGCCGCGGCTGAAGTTGATGTGGAGCTGAAAGGGGGCGATAAAATCATCCTCTCCAACGGCGCAGAGCTGCATTTTCTCGGCACTTCTGCTGCGTCGGCACAGTCCTATACGGGCAATTTTTATTTTGATGAATTTTTCTGGGTCAGTCGCTTTGCTGAACTGCGCAAGGTGGCTGGCGCTATGGCAACCCTCAGCGGACTGCGGCGCACCTACTTCTCCACGCCATCCACCGAAACGCACGAGGCATACGCCTACTGGAACGGCGACCGCTGGAACGAGAAAAAGGCCACGCGTAAACGCCAGCGTTTTTCTGTGGACTGGAAAACGCTGCATAACGGGCTTATCTGCCCTGACCGGACGTGGCGGCAAATTGTCACGCTGGAAGATGTGGTTAATCACGGCTGGAAACACACCGATATTGACGAAATTCGTGATGAAAACACCGAAGACGAGTTCCGCAATCTCTATATGTGTGAGTTTGTCCGCGAAGGGGAATCGGCATTTAACCTGAATATCCTGATTGGCTGCGGTGTTGACGGATACGACGACTGGAAAGACTGGAAACCTTTTGCTCCCCGCCCGATGGGGAATCGTCCGGTATGGATTGGGTATGACGCAAACGGCAGCAGTGGCAACGGCGACAGCGGCGCTGTGTCCGTGGTGGTTCCTCCGGCTGTTCCTGGTGGCCGTTTTCGAACGGTGGAGACGCGACGCGTTCAGGGGCTGGAGTTTGAAGAACAGGCCAGAGTCATTGAAGAGTTCACGTGTCGCTACAACGTGGAACACATCGGCATTGATGTGACGGGCGGGAACGGGGAGGCTGTTTATCAGATAGTGAAACGGTTTTTCCCTGCTGCTATTCCGTACACCTTCACGCTGTCATCAAAACGGTCGCTGGTACTGAAAATGCTGCAAATAATGCGTGCCGGGCGGTGGGAATACGATCGCGCCGAACGCGAGCTGGTCGCGGCCTTTAACGCCGTGCGTAAGGTGAAAACACCGGGCGGCTTTATCACTTACGAAACGGACCGTGCGAGGGGGATCAGCCACGGCGACCTTGCGTGGGCAACCATGCTTGCTGTCATTAACGAACCAATTGGCGGCGAAGGAGAAAACGAGCGTTTTACGGTTATGGAGTTCTGATGAGCAGAAAAATAAAAAAGTGCGCATGAGTTCACGCATTGATCTCGCTGATGCGCTCAGGAAAGAATCATCGCTCAGTGCATTCACATTTGATGGTCCTTATCGCCTGACCGGGCATGACCTGCTGGACAATATGTACTGTGCTGATAACGGGCGGTGGTATGAAACCCCGGTGGACTGGTACGGTCTGGCAAGAGCTGCCCGGCAAACGTCCTGGCATCAGTCTGCGCTTTACTTTAAGCGTAATGTATTGCTCGGTTGCTACATCCCGCACCCGCTGCTTTCCCGGCAGGATTTCTCGGCGCTGACGCTGGACTGGTTTGTGTTCGGTAACGCATTCCTTGAGCTTCGAAGCAATATGCTCGGCGAACCGCTTAAATTACGGCACGCCCTGGCGAAATACATGCGACGCGGAAGCGATCTTGAATCATGGTGGTATGTGCAGGATGGCAAGGATGCGTTTCAGTTTCGCCCTGGCAAAGTGTGCCACCTGATGAATCCTGACATTAACCAGGAAATCTACGGCATGCCGGAATATCTCGGCGCATTACTCTCGGCCAGCCTGTCTCATTCGGCGGACATGTTCAGAAAACTGTATTACGACAACGGATCCCACGCCGGGTGCATCATCTACATCGGTGCAGCGCAGGTAAACCGCGAAAGCATGGACTCCCTGAAAGAAACATTACAGGGTGCACGTGGTGGTGGTGCATTTAAAAACGTGCTCATTCATGCGCCCAACGGGGGCAAAGAGGGGGTGCAAATTTTGCCGTTCCAGCAGATCACCGCAAAAGATGAGTTCATGAATGTTAAGGCGGCATCCCGTGATGATGTGCTGGCTGCGCACCGTGTTCCGCCGCAACTGATGGGGGCGATGCCGGGCGAAAAAAGTGCGTTTGGTGATGTGGAGAAGGCCGCGCGGGTTTACGCAATTAACGAGCTGATGCCCGTTATGGAGGCCATGAAGCACATCAATGACTGGCTTGGCGAAGAGGTGATCCGTTTTAACTCTTATGCTCTTCTTGATGAAAAAACAGCCCCGTGATGGGGCTGTCCTTTTTACCAGAGCTGAACCATTTTCTGGGTTCCGTCAGGCTTGAGATTATCAATTTCAGAGAAAACGTAATATTGAATGGCTTCACAAACGGTGGTGTAGGGTGAATTACCTTCTTTAAGTGGCACGATATTATTATTAACGCGAACCTGTATTTCATCGTTATACATTGCGATCGAAAGAGGAGTATGCACGAAGGCGACTTCGCCAGGTGTGTCGTCAACCACTGTCTCAATGCTGAAAATCAGTTTTCGCTCATCATTGCCGCCCCTTGCTTTGGGGGTAGCGGCAGGGATCTGAGATAAAGGCATTCTGCGAAATCCTTCGGCTGCTTCCAGTCCGCATGAAACGTAATGCTGGCGATTACCGTCGCTATCTGTCCAGGTCTGTGATGGCAGCTCCAGCGAGATTTCATAAGCATCAACAATGCCCTGGGCAAGGCGTACAAGCGGGGTCAGATCTTCATTGCGGCGAAAGCTCTCCTTTACCTGCTCCCGTTTTTCTCTTAACTGCTTGTAATTAATGACCATAAGACAGCCTCCATTGATTTCTTTGCTCGTATTTTGCACTTACGAAGTATGGTCGGCAAGGTGCCGTATCGCTGACGCGCTTCGCTTGTCTGCTGCTTCGCCGGGGCATAAAAAATTTATGCCCCGACTCTCCAGCTCCTGTATCAATCAGATAATTTCACGACGCCTTCCAGTTTATCGCCACCATCGACGGTCAGACTCTTACGCAATCCCACCACGTTGACTGTATGTTCTCGCTGCCTCAGTGCGATTTTGACGGCCTTACCTTTCACCCCATCAAATCAAAAGCCCTCACGCCTTTTTCATGCTCAGCGTGAGAAATATGGCCATTCTGTTGTGTCTCTGCGACATCGTTCAGGGAATGCTATTTACCCCCTGAAACGCGGGCTGTTCCCCCGTCACCTGCGCGTAGAAAAAACGCGTTTTTTGTGCACGTACGGATCCTTGACGGATCCAGCCGCCACGCGGGCCGGAAGTACAAAAAGTCGTTCAAAAAAATTGTGCAAACTTGTGCACTATCGTGCAAACAAAAAAAGCGCCTTATCGGCGCTTCAAAAATATCAATTGTTGCTGTGTATTAATCGCCAACCACGAACATATGCTTCATAAGCATCTCTGTGCCTTACAGTTCCAGCCTGGCTAAACGGAATGTTAGCTAAAACTAAATCATTCTGAGCCATAGCGCGTCCTTCAAGCGCATCTTTTATGCCTAGCTCAAAAGCACAGGCAGCGCATTTGTGCCGACCTTCTTGTCCTTGATATTCAGGGAGAGACAGAAATGTTGGGTTATAACGATGAGGGTTCTTGCAAATACCTGTTTTAGCCCGCACTTTATTTACCTCATAGGAAAAATATGCGTGCCTTTACAGAGGTGCGTGTAAGCAATAAAATATACGACGCACATTTTGATTTACTTCGGAAGGCACGCATATCAGGTTAAGTGAGTCCGACCGAGTTCTACGCCCCAATAGTTGCTGCTATTGGGGCGTTTTGCATGGACAATGCCGCGCAATTATCTTGTCGCTCACAATGCGAACGATCTTACAAAAAGGCACATTACTGTCAAGATAATTGATCGTTTTAATCGATAGATAATAGACAATCTATTTGTTTAACAGATCGATTATTGAAGTAAGTGCGCCAAATGGAATGATACTGTTTCTATAAATGTGAGCATTTTTCGCGCAGATGCTTTTACCCAGGAAATAACGCCCGGATATTCCCAGCCATCTGGCTGGTTATCTTAGCCACTGGTGCAGACTGTGCTTCAAACTTTTTTGAGCTGATTTGTGTCACAGGTAACATCTCATCATCAGCCCATGCGGCCAGTCGGTAAGCCTCTGCCGGATTCGTCTTCAGAAGTGCCAGCCCGGCCAGAAAAGCCACGCGTTGGCCGCTTTTGCGGGCTTCTGGTGTAAGGCTGTCCAGCCAGGCGCATGCTTCTCCTTCGTTCTTGACGGCAGCTGGCTTCAGATAGAAACTTATTCTTCTGGTTGGTGTCGTCATTGGTTTACTCCTTGTTCATTGCGTACAGCCCATTAACCAGAGCAAACTGTGGCACCCCGTCCGCGATGAAAGTCGCATTAACTCCGCAGGCTTCGCGGATAGCGGGTGCCACAATCTCCGCCCCTCCACCGACAACCATCACCCGCCCGTAACCGGAAAAACCCGCCAGCGCGCGGATCACTCGTTGTTTCAGTGTCTCCTCCTTTTCACGAATAACCGCCATCAGGCTGTTGTAATGCGCGTCATTGTGAATGTGCTGGCGCAGCCAGGCTTCATCGTGACGGTGCTCAATAATGGTATTGGCGATGTGGTGACTGGTACGCATACCGTTAGTGGCCATCACCGACAGCACGGCATCAGCCATCAGGGAAACGCCTACGTTTGGATCGCAAAACACCTGGCTGATACCTGCCAGCTGCCCCTGAACCTTTGCCACATCCAGCGTGGTTCCGCCCAAATCCACAATCAGCAGGGATTCAAACGGACTCATGTCAGCCAGTGCCTTAAAGCCAGCCGGAATGGATTCAGGCATAACCCGTACGTTACGGATAGTGAATGCTTCGCCGTTCTGGTACTCCACCGGGCGCATGACGTTCGCTTTTTTGCGGTTGATGTTGGCCATGTCCGGCTGTGCGTTTGTGTCGAAATACTCGCTCAGTGGCAGGGTGACAACCACATCCACCTCCTGTGGCGTGATGCCTGATTTGACCAGCGCGTGATGAATGGCGATTACATTCACATCGCTGTACTGGTATTGCGTGTCAGTCGTCTGGACAAAACGATCGCTGACCGGATCAAAGCCATAGCGCACGCCATCAAGCATGTAGTTCGCGGGATGCGTGCCACCGAACGGCGCAGACCATTCCGACTTGAAGCTGTTCGGGCTGATGGCGTTGCGGCGTTCGCCGTTCTCAGTCCATGCCAGCTTGATGTTGGTGGAGCCGTCGTCGATACAAATTTTCATGTCGATTTTCCTTATGTTGGTTAATTAACCGTTTACGGGATTTTTAAATCCCGCTTTCGCCTGTTTTGTGCGCGCTTCATATATCGCGGCGCGTTTTTTGCTCATTTACGGGATTTGTGGATCCCGTTTCTGTCTGTTTTTTGTTTCCACTGGTCAGGCCACCCTGCAGCAGGTCTGCTTTGCGGCTGGCGCGTTCAGTGGTTTCACTGATTCTCTGTGCGTGCTCTGCGTCGCGGATGGCGCGCAGCATGTCAGAAAGCACGGTAACGGGTGTTTTCATGGTGTTCTGATCCTGCTGAAGTGCGGATGCCAGGCGTGCGGCGGCTTCGGGGTCTGATGCCCCCAGCTGTGCCAGATAGCTGGCGACCGGGTTATGGCGGATCTCCGTGCTGCTTACGCCGTGATTACGGCTCAGGTGCTGCCAGAGCTGCGTGATTCGGCTGTCCGGGCGGGTATCCGGTTTGCGTACAATTTCATATCCCTGCGGTGCAATGATGCTGCCGTCAACGTACAGGCTGCCGCCCCGTAGCAGGTGCTGCATCTGCTGTTCACCGATATGCAGGCCGAGAGATTCGGCAGACTCCCGCCATTCTTTAGCGAGTAATTCGTGGTTATCAGGCAAAGGCCGCTGCTGTTTGCGGCTCTGTGTCCAGCTCTGCATTTCATCACTGCTGTTTTTTGCCTGTTTGTCACGAAGCGAACGCATCAGCGCCCGGCGTTCGTGCCGTTTCAGTGAGCGCATCCATTCGTTCACTTCAACGCCGTCAGGAAGCTGCGGCCACGGTGCTGGCCGTTCTTTCGACTGTTCTGTCCCGCTGTTGCCTGTTTCCTGTACACGGGGACAGTTATTGCCACGAGTCCAAGGGGCGGCAGGGCCGCCCTGAAGGTCAAAACCATTTTCGCGGGCGCTGTCTTCCGCTTCCGGTTTGCGTCTTACCAGCTTCCAGTTATCCGGATGCGTGCACACACGGGAGGATTCCCCGATGAGTGGTGACCAGATCCCGTAAATCTGTACGCTCTGTTCGCCGTAATCGTTCAGCTCATCGGCGAGGTCGTAGGCGGTGCGAATCAGGTAGTCTTTGCGTGGAACAAGTACGCCGCCCTGTTTCTCTATGTAGGTGGCAAAACATCCTGCATCAGCGGCAGCGAGTACCGCATCCATTGCGTCATCCTTCAGCCGTTGCGGGCCTTCCGGGTTGCGTGCCATCTGGCTGGCAAGGCGGCGGAGTTCACGCCACACCTGACGGGAGGGGATGCCAAAGAACTGGAACTGGCGGACCCGGTGAAGGCGCGCCCAGCCGATGGCGCGTTCCACGCTCTCGGCCATTGATTTTCCGGTTTCGTGGTCAACGCGTGGCTTGCCCGTTTTCTGGTCGATGCCATCCACGGCGCGGCTGTCCAGGTTCTTTCCGATGTAGGTGGCGATGTAGCTGGTTGGTGTGCCTTTTGAGCCGTCTACGTACTCCGCCTTAAAACGCGGAGTTATGTCATCGCCCAGCTCGTGGCGGTCTTCCTGAATGGCAATATCGCAGACGTGGGACACGATGGTTTCAATCTCGTCCGGATGTGCAAAGACCATCATATGCCAGTGCACGGTGCCGTCATGGTGAGGCTCCACCGTGCGGATGCCATACCAGCGCAGGCCGTCGCGGTTCAGTTTCTTGCGGACCGCCGCAAAAAACGTGTTAACCAGGTAATCGCTGGAGTCGCGCATGGTGGCCCCGTTCCATTTGGGATTCGGATGACCGTTCTCTGTTGTGGCGTGGTATTTTGACGGGCAGGTGACAGTCAGAAACACCGCTTTGTCGCCACGGGCTTCGGCCAGAAGTTCCAGCCCCTTCATGGTGGCCATCATTTCTGCCTTACGGTGAACCGGGTTACTTACTCCCGCGTAATACACTGTCTCGAGATCAATCGTGAACCCGTCTTCGTTTTCCAGCATGAAACTTTTCAGGAAATCGCGTGTTTTCTCGCGCTGTGCGCGAAACTCGCTTAACGCGTCCTGGCTCAGATAGGGTGATGTTTTTCTGGAAACCAGACAGGCGGCGCGGAGTTGTTCTTCTCTCCACTCGCAACGTAACAGCCACAATTTGCGTTTCCACCATTCCGCACAGGTCAGGCGAAGGATTGCGCCCGGTAACAGTTCCGTATCCGGATCGCTCTTGTTCAGGGCTTCGTAATGTGGCGGCATGATGTGCAGGCGTAATGCGATACGGGCCAGCATCCGGTAAGCCTTCAACATTACATCCATGGTCAGCTCGCCATCTCTGGCACCAAAGCCATCGCAGAGTGTTTCGAAGGTGCTGCTGAACATCGCCGCCGTCATGGTGGCCAGCGTCTGTATCTGGTGCTTGTTGAGCTGCGGCAGGTAAAGCAAATCGTCCAGGCGTTCGCGCCCGGCAAGGGAGCGATAACCCGGTGTCAGCCAGCGCCCGTCAGTGCGATCCAGACGTTCGAATATTTTGCGCAGGGTCCCGCGCGCGTAGCGTTCAGCCTGCTGGTTCTTTTTACCTTTCTGGCGGTCAGATTCCTGTTTTTTGCGCAGGAAGGAGAGGTGGCGAATAAGCGGATCGCGCAGATAGGATGGCAGCAGGCGCAGCGAGGCCATGGCTTCATCCACCGCGCCGCGTACCTGCTTTCTGGCGTCTCCTGCCAGTGTGATGGTTTTGTCCTGTTTTTCCTGTGCGTCCAGGCTTTTATTAATCAGGTTGCCCAGCGGCGTGGCGGAGAACGCCGCATCAGCCATTTCCTGGCAGCGCTCGTTCTCTGCCCGGTAGGCATCCAGCCAGGAGGAAAGCGCGGATTCAGGAGCGGGGATCCCCGTTCCTTCACGCCCCACTGCGTGGCGCGGTTGCTGCCAGTCCCTGATGTACTCTGCCGTCATAGTGATTTACTTCGTTATGCCATTCAGGGTGTCGCGGCAGACTGTAGCCAGCCGCTGAATTTCCAGCACGGTGTCTTCTGTGTCGGCATGGCGATGTGTGATGCGGATGCTGTCGGCAATCACATCGACGATTGCAGAGGATGGGCGCTGGTAAATGCCAATAACGGACGGGGTGCCACCTTCAATGCGGTAAAGCCTGTAATTTCCCTCGTGGCTGTCAATCATGTAGCGACCATCAATAACAATCTTTCCGTCAGCGAGCTGCGGTACAGGCAGGGATTTCAGGTACATGTCATAACGTTCACGCACGCGAACGGCAAGATCACGTTCTGTGTTGAGCAGGTATTCAAGAAAGTCGTTGGCGAGAATCATTGCGGCAATCCTCTTGTTACAGATGTGCGAAGGCCTCCCGCCGCAAGGTGCAGGAAAGGCCCGGAACAGGAATTAATGGAGTTTGTTTTGCTGCTGGATGAGCTGCTGAAGCTCGCGCAGATCATCCGCCAGATAACTGAAAACAGCGGATGAATAGAGGTTTGAAAGTTCGCAGCTACGCTCATGCAGCATATTGATGTGCATGATTTGCGCGACGCGTGATGCGCGGGAAAGTCTGCGGTTGATTTCAGTCTGGATGTGACGACGCTCCGCGATAGCGCGGTGCTGTTTGCGGTTTGCCATGGTGTGGCCTCTACGTGTGTAAGTTTTGAAAACTCACCATCCAGAGCTGCGAAACTGTGGGTGGCGAGACGTACGAGGTTCGCAGTACCGGCAAACGCAGAACCCGGCCCGACCGAAGTCGGCCCCGTACGCCCCACCATAATTCTGATGCGAAAAAGACGTGGCGATACAGTACGCACAAAAACCGCTGGCGCGGTTGTGCGCTACGTTTGTCAGCGGGCTGCGAAACCCGGCACCCGTTTTATGAGGTGCAGCGGAAATGTAACCTGACTGATTGCGGCATGGCAAGCGGTTTTTTTGTGTGTGCATGTTCTGGTTTCTTAGTGGTTCAGAAAAAAATCAAAAACCTTGTCAATGCGTTGCAGCAGCTCTTGCTGTATTGCTTCCGGCGTTTCCGGTTCGCCTGGCGCCTCCAACGTCGCGCAGAAATCCTCGATTTCATGACGGAGCGTCAGGCGAATGGCGAGAGGTGTGGTTCTGGCGTGCTCCAGCTCATCCAGCAGCGCCAGCACAGCAGACGGCGAGAGCATTGCGCGAAACGCCAGTAATTTTTGAGGCGTTGCCATTCGTTGCAGGTCAGTCGCCAGTTCGCGTAATTCCTTGTGGTTGATGGCGCTCATGCTCTGGCTTCCTTCAGTAGCTGGTTAAACATGTTGGTAAGTGGATTGCCACACCCGAACGGCATCGGGTTTATCTGGTAAGAAAAGCGACCGCCTGTTTTGCGCTCTTTTCTTATGACTGAACCGCTGCGCCAGAGTCGGCGTAACTCCGCATTAATGGCTGTGGTTGGGGTATTCAGTGCTGCGGCGATTTCTCCACCGCTACACCCCGGATTGGCGGCAATATAGTCCAGAATGGTCATCTGCGTGACTCCTGTACCTGTCGGATAAGGTTCACCCGCACCACATTCGTGGCGCAGAAGTAAGTGCCGTCAGTGAGATAGATGTGATGTGCATCCTTTTCTGAACGGTGTTTGTCGATTGTGGTAATCAGGCGTTCGTCGACTTCGTATTCCAGCCCTCTGGAGGTAAAACGAACGACAGGAAAATGCTTAATTGCCATTACGCCTCCTTGGCGTGTGCGAATACCTCCGCGAATGCGGATTGTTTTTACATTTTCTTATTTAATCTGTGGTTTTATTTGTTCTGTTATTCGCCAGTGAAAAAGCGTTCAATCTTTTTTATTGAATGAATAATTCGCATAATCCCAATAGCGCAGGCCACCGAAATAATCAGAACAAGCCATGAGATAAATATACTCATGCGATATTCCCCAGCTTATACGGTTCAATATGTTCCCCGCATACTGCGGCACAGATCAGCTCGGAAAGTTCGTTAAGTGCATCCAGATCATCAGCGTAAAAAGCTACGTCATACAGACTTCGGATTGCTCTGGTCAATGAGTCACGGGCCGCACGTTCAGCATGAGCGCCTGATGCACTTAAGCGAAAATAAAAACGCTCAAGTGCTTTGTTAATGAGAGTTTTATATTCTTTGCCCATCACAACGCCCTTTAATCTGCTTTCTGTATTTCAGCTTCTGAATCCATACAAATAATTTCGATATAGGGTTCATCGCCATTAACCTGGCGTGCCTTTTCAGCTTCGCTAATGATTTCTCGTACGGTCTGGTACGGAAGTTCCACAAGCAGTCGCGTGCCGTTCAGATAAACGTAAGTGGCTTCGTCGGCTCCGTTTTTACCCGCCGGAGTCACTCCGTCAATAGCGGATGCACGTAATAACAGTTCACCGCGAAAATCAATAAAACGGATAAATACACCTTGTGCATGGTCTTTGGTCATAAAGCACCTGTTATAAATCAGCCTGTTTATAAAACTTTAGCCCGCGAAGCAGACGATCAACCGTGCGAAGTGCTTCGTATAATGTGAAATCCTGCCCGAACTGATTGTCGCCACTGCTTAGAGCAAAAATGCGGTTTCCGGTAAACGGATTGCGTGGGCATTTGTGGATCACGATTCCAGCTTTCTCAATCAGCCAGGCATGCTCGCCGATTTGTTTTACTGGGTAGCCATCCGGCGTTGCATGTGT